GTGGACGAAAACAAGCCGCTGTCGGAAGTTGTCGTTCCGATGCCGCAAATCCCCCTATCGCCCGAAATCTACAACCTGTCGTCCATTATCGAACAGGACATCAACACGGTGTCCGGCGTGTCAGAATACGCACGCGGTTCGATGCCGGAGATTCGCCGCACCGCAACCGAAGCGTCCATTATTGCTGACGCACAAAACGCGCGTGCCGCAGACAAACTTGCCATCATCGAAATCAGCATCGGGCACATTGCCCGTCGTGTAATCCAACTCATGCAACAGTACATGACAGGCGAACAGATGGCGCAAGTTTCTGCTGCCGGTGGAGAAACCCTGTTTGTCCCCTACGCGCGGGACGACATTGTAGGCGAATACGATTTCAGCGTGGAAGGCGGTTCCACGCAGCCGATGAACGAAACAATCCGCAAACAGCAGGCTGTGTCGTTGATGAACGCGGTAGCACCCTTGGTTGGTATAGTCATCGACCCGGCGGCTTTAGCCAAATATGTGCTACAGACTGGGTTCGGGGTCAAAAACCCGGAAAAGTTTATTATGCAACCCCAGCAGCAAACCCCTCAGGATGCCGAAGTGGCACAGGCTGAGGCGGGTGCTGCACCCATGCCGTTTGGGCAGNCTCCGATTCCAGAAGGGCCTGACATGGGGGCTTTCGCCCCAACCGGGGGTGTGCCACCAGAGTTGCTGGCGCAACTCAAAGGCCAGATGGGCATGGATTTGGCCCAACTTTAATGGGACAGCGGTAACTGTGTTATTAGGAGCAACCAGTAGGACTCCGAAGGAGAAAACAGAATAATGGCAGAGGATGTTACGGAATCCGTAGAAACGGACACCCCGGATTCTTCAGTTGAGGTTCAGCAGGAACCAACCGGTGAAGCCTACACCGTCAAGGTGGACGGTGAGGAACGGGAGGTCAGCCTGAATGAACTTCGGGATGGCTACCAGAGACAGTCGGATTACACCCGTAAGACGCAGGATTTGGCAGCCGAACGCAAACGGTTACAGCAGGCAGAAGCGATTGTGGCAGCGTTGGAGTCAGATCCGGCGGGGACACTGAACGCTTTGGGTGACGCTTTCGGCGTACAAGGACAGCCAGCCGCACCAACCGACCCTTACGGGTCGGGATGGGACGAGCCGGAAGATCCCACGGCGCAGCGGATCTCACAGTTGGAAAATCGTTTAGAGCAGCAGGATCGTTTGCATAGACAACAACAACTAGAGAAGCAGGTTCAAGACTTACGCGGACAATACGGCGACTTCGATTCTGACGAACTTTACCAGCACGCTTTAAGCCACCGGATTGGAAATCTGGAAGCCGCCTTGACGCACATGCGTTACGGCGATGTGGCCTCTAGGGCGGAAAAGTTGGAAAAGGAACAGGAACGTACAGAAGCCAAACGTGGCGCCAGCGTGGTAGAACCCTCGGGTTCCAAGCAGGCTGGCTCCTCCACAAGTTCAACGAGTCCAGCCGCCACTTCGCTTCGTGAAGCGTTTGCGGCGGCAAAAAAAGAACACGCTTCGTAAACATAAAGTGAGGTGACAGATTATGGCGGGTAACGCCGATTTTGACGAGATTCTGTCTACCACCCTCAAAAATTATATCCCGAAACTGACTGACAACATTTTCAGCGCGCGACCATTGTTCTATGCGTTGACAAACGGCCAGACGATTCGGCGTATCTCGGGTGGTGCGAATATCGTCGTACCGATCATTTACGGTACAAACTCAACCGCTGGCTCATACAGTGGTACAGATACTATAGCCGTGACGGCTCAGACCGGTATTAGTGCCGCTGAGTATTCATGGGGCCAGTATGCTGCCACGGTTACAATCAGCGGTATTGAGGAAGCCAAGAACAACGGTGAGGCACAGATCATTGATCTGCTGGAAGGCAAGATTTTCCAGACGCAGGAAACCGTTATCGAAAACATGAACACCATGTTTTGGGCAGATGGAAGTGGCAACGGAGGCAAGGACTGGAACGGGCTGGCGAACATTGTCGGTGGCACGGGCGTGACCCTTGGTGGAATTGATCCGCTTGGCGCTGGCAACTCGTGGTGGAAGTCCACTGAAGTCAACCTTGCTGGTGCACTCACTGTGGCTAGCATGGCTAACGTATATAACACCATTTCGGTTGGTAACGACCAGCCGACTATCATCATGACCACGCAGACTTTGTACGAGAAGTACGAGGCACTATTGGAGAGCCAGATTCGGTACACGGATACCGACATGGCCGACGGCGGGTTCCAGAACCTTCTGTTCAAGGGTGCACCCGTAACCTTCGATGACGCTGCTGCCTCTGGTCAGGTAATATTCCTCAACACCAAGTACCTACAGTTGGTGGCTCATAGCGATGTCTGGTTTAAGCCGACACCGTTCGTGCGGCCCACCAATCAGGACGCTGTGTTCTCACAGTTGCTTTGTTACGGCCAGTTGACATGCAGTAACCGTGCACGTCAGGGCTTCATGTATGGGGTTACCTGATCCTGATGGGACGAGGATTCGCTGACGCTCACAAGGTTGGCTCGCGCCCGTACGGGCAGCCCGCTGGCGACAATTTTCGGGATTCGACACCACGGCCTCAAACCGTGGGATTCTCCCGCAACATCCAGCAAGTCAACCCAATGGGCAGCGAACCCGTTGTTCCAGAAGTGGTCAAGTGCAGTTCGCTGACCCGCGCCGGGGCACCCTGTAAGGGGCGTCCTGTCGCGGGCAGCGACCTGTGCGTCTTTCACACAACATAAGGCCGTTTCGTGCAACTAACCGACATGCGCGACTATGTGCGAAACATAGTTGACATCACCGTAAACGACATTGCCGACACGACAATGAACACGTTTCTGCGTGAAGGCTACGACGTTATCGTCTACTCGGAAAAACGTTGGCCGTTCTACGAAACCGCCCTGACCTTCGACACGGTTGCATCGCAAAAAGATTATTCGATGACCGAAATCGCCGTCAACCAAAGTTTCGTACACGACGGCGTAACATTCTCCGGTGTTGCCGCCCCCTCCAACGTCGGGCTGCGAGAAATCGCCGCGTTAAAAACCGACAATCATGTTCTAGAATACATCGGCTACGACGTAGGTGACGTAATCTACCCGTTGGATTCCAACACCACCGGGCGTCCTTGGTACTGGTCGATGTGGAGCGCCGGGTCAAGCGCATCCGCCGGAGTAAGCAACCAGACGATCCGCCTGTACCCCACCCCCGGCGAAGTGCAAACCATTTCAGTACGCGCCTACCGCAACCCGGTCGATTTCGCCGGGAACAGCCCCGTTTACCGTACAGCGGTAGCCGCCGCAGACACCCCCGACCTGCCNGAACCATTCAACAGCGTTCTAGCCCTATACGCCATATACCGGTCGTACCAGCAGCAAGAAGACGCTGCGATGGGGCAACAGTATTACGCACAGTTCATTCAGGAACTAGAAAACTTGCGGGCACGCTTTGAAGATGTCCCCGCCGCACAACCCCTCATTCTCAACAGTATGCGAGCGTCCCGTTGGATGGGTCAATCCTATTTGCCGAACCGCCTACGCTACTCTTGGGAACTGTAACCAATGGGTGCCACGCTACAAGCGATATCTGCGCCCTCAGCGCAAGCCTACCGGTACGACGAAAAATCTGAGTTCACCGGCGGCCTCAACCTTCGCGCCGACCAATTCAACCTTGCCCCCAACGAATCCCCGGCGCTACTAAACGTCGAAGTGGACCCGCGTGGTGGTGTCAGACGCCGCGACGCCATAACAAAAATCAACGCCACAGCGTTAACAGACCAGATCATTTCACTGTTCACCCACTATGCACCAAACCTGAACCAAATATTTGCCAGCGTAAACCCTGCCGCCGCACCATCCACCACACAGGTTTATTTCAACGAAGCCGCCAGCGGCGAATTCTCAGGTCCGATAGCGTACACCGACGGTGTTCTAACATTCTCCGGCAGCCAGCCCGCTACCGGTGTGACGTTCAACGGTTACACCTACATTGTGAACGGCACCATGTTGGCTGCACCGCACACTACGGNTNCTNCAATNAAATGGNNCGGCTACAACNCNCCGCTACCATACGATCCGGCCAGCCCCCCAACCTCCTACCCCGGATGGTTGACACCCGACTTGGATGGTTCAGACGGGCATTTCCCGTGCGCCCGCTATGTGACAACATGGATGGATCACGTTTGGGCCGCATACACCGAGGAACTTATCGACGGCACACGCAAGAATCGTGTCCGATTCTCCAAAAACGGTGACGCCGAAAACTGGACAGCCACCGACTACATCGACATTGACGTGGGTGAAGAC